ATGTTCCTCGGCACCAACGTGCGCACCGCGCAGAGTTACACCGGTAACCTGTACCTGGATGAATACTTTTGGATCCCCAAGTTCCAGGAACTGCGCAAGGTCGCCAGTGGCATGTCGCTGCACAAGAAATGGCGCACCACCTACTTTTCTACGCCATCCAGTCTGGCGCACTCCGCTTATCCGTTCTGGTCGGGGGAACTGTTCAACAAAGGCCGCCGCAGCAAGAACGATCACATTCAGCTCGACCTTAGCCACAGCCACCTATCGAAAGGCGTGCTGTGTGAGGATGGGCAGTGGCGACAGATAGTCACGGTCGAAGATGCGCTGACCGGCGGTTGTAACCTGTTCGACCTCAATCAGCTCACGCTCGAATACAGCCCGTCCGAGTATCAGAACCTGTTGATGTGCGAATTCGTGGACGATAGCGCCTCGGTGTTCCCGTTCGTCGAGTTGCAGAGCTGCATGGTGGATACGCTGGAAGAATGGGAAGACGTCAACCCGTATGCCGTGCGGCCCTTTGGTTATCGCCCGGTGTGGATCGGTTACGACCCCTCAGAAGCCAACGGCGGCGACAGTGCCGGGTGTGCGGTCATTGCCCCGCCGATGGTGGCCGGGGGCAAGTTCCGTGTATTGGAGCGCCACCAGTGGCAAGGCATGAACTTTGCCGACCAGGCGCAGAAAATCAAAGACCTCACCGAGAAATACTGCGTGGAATACATCGGTATCGATGCGACCACCGTCGGGCAAGGGGTGTTCCAGTTGGTACGAGAGTTCTTCCCTGCCGCCCGTGAAATCAAATACACCCCGGAAATCAAGACCGCCATGGTGCTAAAGGCCAAAGACACCATCGGGCGCGGTTGCCTGGAATACGACACCAGCCACACCGATATCACCGCCTCATTTATGGCGATCCGCAAAACCATGACCGCCAGCGGTGCGCGTTCGACCTACACCGCCAGCCGCAGTGAAGAAGCCAGCCATGCCGATCTGGCCTGGGCAATCATGCACGCCCTGTTAAACGAACCGCTGACCGCCGGTAGCGGCCACAGCAGCCCGAATATTTTGGAGTTTTACTGATGAGCAAGCGCAAAGGCCGTAAGGCTTTCACCACCACGCAACCCGCCGCCCCGCAGAACGTGGAGGCGTTTACCTTTGGGGAGCCATCACCGGTGATGGATAAGCGGGAAATCCTGGATCACCTGGAATGTTGCGGTAACGGCAAATGGTACGAGCCGCCGATCAGCTTTGATGGACTGGCGCGCAGTATGCGGGCCGCCGTACATCACAGTTCACCAATGTTTGTGAAGCGCAATATTCTGGCCTCCACCTTTATTCCGCACCCGCTGTTAAGCCAGCAGGAATTTAGCCGCTATGCGCTGGATTACCTGGTGTTTGGTAATGCTTTCCTGGAACTGCGTAAGAACCAACTCGGTGAACCGCTGCGCCTGCAGTGCTCCCCGGCCAAATACACCCGCCGGGGTATCGAACCGGATACCTATTGGTTTGTACAGGATTGGAAGGAGGCGCACCAGTTCGCACCAGGTAGCGTGTTTCATCTGATTGAACCCGATGTTAACCAGGAACTGTATGGCCTGCCGGAATACCTGAGCGCGCTTAACTCCGCATGGCTCAACGAAGCCGCCACCTTATTCCGCCGCAAGTATTACCAGAACGGCGCGCACGCCGGTTACATCCTGTATATGACAGATGCAGCGCAAAGCACAAGTGATGTAGACCGGATGCGCCAGGCAATGCGCGATACCAAGGGCTTAGGTAACTTCCGTAACCTGTTTATGTACGCACCGAACGGTAAGCCCGACGGCATCAAGATTTTGCCATTGAGTGAAGTCGCTACCAAGGATGACTTTTTCAATATCAAGAACTCCAGCCGGGATGACCTGTTGAGTGCGCACCGCGTACCGCCGCAGATGATGGGGATCATTCCGAATAATACGGGAGGGTTTGGGGATGTGGAGAAGGCTGCTCAGGTGTTTGTGAGGAATGAATTGATGCCATTGCAAGAGCGGATGAAGGAGATAAACACATGGGTTGGTAAGGAGGTCATTCTATTTTCCAACTATGAATTACTGAACGAATAAACTAAAGTACAGAGATGATTACTCGTTCATAAGATGTAATAATGTTCGCCGAACAAGGCGAACATAAAAATCATTTCAATATAATATCAAGCGGAGCTTGTTTACTCCTTAAATCAACATCTTCCCCATTTAATATATTATCATAAACCTTCTGCAACTCTTCTGTCTCAGTACCCTTGTCCAAGAAGCGGAATGCGGATGCGGCAACATATTCCTGGGACAATTCGAAAGACATCCAATTTCTTTCTAACAACTCGGCAGTTTGTCCTGTAGTATTAGAACCACCAAATATATCAACCACTAAATCACCAGGCTCAGTTAACATTTTAATAAAGAACTCAGGAAGTTTGGATGGAAAGCGTGCTGGATGGCCTTTAACTCCAAGTCTCTTACAACTAGACAGATAGCCACCATTAGACTCCGAGTTAGGAATCTGTAATAAGTTTGGTGGAATAGCGCCTCCATTATCCTTGCCAAAGCTTTTACTAATATCGTGCCCCGATGGGCGCATCTTAGGTGAGTAATATTTATCAGGGTTCTCTATGAGTTTTTTCATTCTATCACTATAAGGAACCAGAACTTTAGTCACATCAGATTTTGGCCATTCAGTTTTACTGAACCACCATATTGTATTTACAGAGTCTTTTACTCTTAGCTTCCTTTTATTTACCCATTCAATAGGGCTAGGTAACTTAGACGAGTTAAACCAATAGAAATCTTCTGCAAGAAAGAATCCCACTTCATCTATCATCTTGATCAATACACGAAAGTTATAAACACTTCTTACAGGTACCCCTTTCATATAAGAACCACCAAAATCAACGACAAAGCTACCATCATCCTTAAGTTTTCTAAAAACAAGCTTTGCAAATTGTAGGAACCAATCAATATATTCGTGTTGATCGTGATTCCCATATTCCTTCTTTCTTTGTAAAGCAAAAGGAGGACTAGTCATGACTAAGTTTATGCTGTTATCAGGTAGTTCTGCTAACAAATCTAATGAGTCACCGATATAAATTGAACCAAATTTTGTGCTGTACGCAGGCTTTCTATCTAAAACAGTCATAAGTGCTACTCATAGTCTGTAGATCTATTGTCATCAAAGCATCATTGTCTCTCGAATGAAGCAAAAGATAAACCCCTCAATCACAAGACAAATTTTCGCTCATAACATCAAGAGGTTAAGGGAGGAACAAGGCTTGTCTCAGGAAGCACTAGCTGACTTGGCAGGACTGCACAGGACATACGTTGGTTCTGTAGAAAGGGAAGAACGCAACATCTCGATAGACAACATTGAACGTATTGCTCTTGCCTTGAATGTTTCTCCTGCCTCTCTATTGGAGAAGTCATAGCAATGATATTTAAAAACCATGAAGATCTTAATAATTTAATTCAACTCTGGCCTGCTATTGAAGAATATCAATCATTAGCAAACAAACATGGAATAAATGATATATTTCAAGATAATGGTGGGAAATTGCTTCAAGTCCTATTAACCCTCAGCCTAGAGGTATTACCAGGACGAGAAGGCAACGATGCGAAGGATTCGTCAGGCACTGAGTATGAACTAAAATCCGTAAACATTGAATTAACAAAGTCTTTTTCAACCCATCATCATATGAACCCAACTATTATTGCAAAATATAGACAGGTCCCCTGGGTTTTTGCAATCTATAGAAACATTACTATCCAGTCAATTCATTTACTAATGCCTGAGGATTTAGAGTATTATTATTCTCAATGGGAAGAACGATGGTATCAAAATGGAAAAGATATTAACAACCCAAAAATCCCAGTAGCCTATGTTCTGAAAAATGGGAAGCTTTTGTGGTCAATGTCTAATGATGTAAATAGTGTTTTGTACACCCCCGAAATTCCCCCACAAATCAATTTAGGTGGATTTGAAGCTGACCAATAATAGTTTTTGATAGCATTGCCTGCCATCGGCGCGCAATGCTATCCCCGCCTCGCCTGCCCGCTTCATGTGTCGCTTTTCATGCAGTTGCGTGATCCGGCGCGATCCGCGCCAAGGCTGACGCTGCGGGGGTAAGAATCGCACCGGATCATTATGCAAATTCATGCACTCAGTGCATGCATAGCCAATCTAAGGAGCCATGAGGTAAGTATTCTGCTGATAGCGCCCCTCCTCAATCACCCTGAAGCGGTGCCCAGACCAGTGCAAAATGTAGTAGTTCGCCTCTGCCGGTGTCATATGGATACCGAGCTGTGAGGCCGCATGGATGAAATCCACCGTTTTAATCCGACGACCTTTGTCGGTAAATTTCAGTGCTTCATGCAGTGCCGAAGCTAGGTTCATCTCTCTTTTCATGCTGCTACCTGCTATGGATTACTAAACTGTTGCGAGCTGCTTGATCACCGCCGCTTTTTCCGGGCTGAAACTGCTTTTCATCTCACCCGCCAATTCTGAAATCCATATCAGTGCTATCTCTTTATCTCTTGCCTGGCTCTCATAACAAACCCCAAGGCGGGCGATGAGCTCAATACGTTCCAAAATGACCACGTCTTCCACTGCTGGTAAATGCACCCTACTTTCCTCCGATGCTTACAATTAACTGTATGCATATACAGTATTAACTATTAATTCTCATTGCGCAACTGATTATTCGAAGCTTGCCCAATCCTTAACCGGCTCATACTGCATTGATATATCACCAAATTTGACTTTAGTACCACGCGCTAGCACTTCCAGTTCCCAGCGTTCGGCCTGGATACCCTGTTGCACCAATTCTGAGTTAATCCGAGGGATCCGAGCACGCTCATCAGGGGTTAAACGGGCAGATGGGGCCACCGTTCGCCCTCGATACGCGTTGTTGCTGCACTGTGTTCTGTTTATCTGTGGTGCATTAGCCCTAATTCGCGCCATAACAGACCGTGTAACGGTCGTATCATTCCAGTCAATTGGGGTTTCCGGTGGGTGCTCCAGCACCGCCACGGCCTCTACGGGCTCCTCATCCTGCTGATCTGTTGCCTCATTGCTGCCGCCCAACCCACAGTTATTGACAGGACTCCGAGGCGCGCCAGAGGCGCTTTTTAAGGTCAAGCCCTCAAGGTCAACAGCCTTGGCGACAATGCGCCATTGGGTGGTGCGAGTTTCATGAATGTGTGAGCTACCCAGGTGCGGAGCGAAAATGCCGATCACCTTCTGCACTTCTTCATCGTAGGCGTTGAGTTCATCTGCAATGCGGCGAGCAACACGCACGGTCTGTTCCTTGCGGGGAACGTTGGCCCCACCCTGCGCCAGGATGTAGGCGGCAAAATCTCCGGCATCGGCAGCAGCGCGAACAGCCTCAACACTAGCGTCAAAGTCATCTGCCAGGCTGATAGAGCGGATGCGGCGACATTCGCGGTAAGCGCCCATGGAAGGCAGGCCGATGGAGTGGAATTGAGGAATACGCCAGGTTGACGCCCAGGCGGTAACGGCGGCGGCGGTCTCGGTCAGCAGCTCACCGGTTTCATGGTCGCGCTCACCGTCCAGGGCATAACCATCGATATTTTTTGCGATGTACTTCGCAATATAGCCTGCCGCGCCGCCCTTATTCAGGTGCTTGCAGTCAAAACGATTCTTCGCTGCGCCGCGTTCGTCGCCATCTTCGGCCATGGCATAACGGCGCATGATATCGATCACCCGTTGGCGCTGATCTTTGGTGGTGAACAGCATCATGTGCCAGTGCGGGGTTGCATCGTGATGGGGCTCAACGACTCGCACGCCATAAACCTGCAGGTCATTATCTTTAAACGCGGTGCGGATCTTGCTCCACAGCTTGACCAGGTAACGCTGGCCGTCTTTGGGTGTGTAAGCTTCCTCATCCCAGTTGTGGTTAAACTGCACCTTGGGATTGGTTTTGCCGAGGGTACGCGTCGGATGGTATTTGGATGGCGTGGTGATGGTGATAAACAAGCCCTTATGACCGTACTCGGCAGCGGCTTTCTCGACACCGGCGATCATTGCCATTAACTCCATCCGACGGATCTCCGGGTTGGAGATACTCGCCATCACCTTGTCGATAAGACTGATACGTTCTCCTGTGTCGGCGTTCTCCAGTTCCCGGCTGTTCAGGTAATCCAGATTGGACTGGCGGCGGGCTTTCACTTCGCGGATCGCCTGCTTACTGGCATAGGCTGAAACTCCCCGGTTCACATTACCCACCGCAATCAGCAAGGCTTCACGCCAGCGGGTGCGCTGGGCTTTCAGTTGGCGTTCCCACCACTCAGCATTCACCAACCGCGACAGACTGGCTACTGCTGACTGAGTATCCAGCTTGCCTTTACGGTATTTACGCCAGTGCATCGGGGTAACATTGAAAGCGCGGGCCATGCCCGCAACCTGGGAATAAAACGTTGCCTGGATACCATCATCTAACAGGCCTGTATTATCGCCGCCGTTCTCAGCCAGAAACGCTTCGCAATAACGCTCATAGTTCTGCATCAACTGCCCGGCGATCCGGTCAGCAAAACGCTTCAACGTCTTATCATCCATGCCCGGCAAGCTGGCGTAGTTATCAAGCTCCGACATAAAACAGGGTGATGCATGGAGATCCATCGCGTTTTTATCGTTAACAGTTTGGATGCGAGGCCAAATACGGCGATCAAATTGCAGCACCAGCCACTTGTTGGCATCGTGCAGCCCTTTGCTTTTCAGCAGGTAGTCATGGCGAGACAAAAAGCCCGCACTGAGAAATTGCGGCAAGGAATGGATATTGCGCAAAACAGCTTGCCCCTGAGCGTGCTCCTCACGGGTAAGCGGTCTTACTGGCCCGGCAATCGCCGGGCGCGGTAGGTTCCAGGAATAAGCCCACGGATTGCCTTCAGTCATAAGGTTGCACTTCAGGTCTGCGAGCGTATTCCGCATCACTTAAATCAGCGGCCCAAAAAAAGCCCACTGCAAGCAGCAGCAGACCGAAAACGATAAGGAAGCTGGTCATGCCTGCACCGCATAATGGCGGCGCTTGGCTTCACGCAGGTGCTGACAGGCAACGCAGGTTTCTACGCCCAACAGGGCAATGCGGCGGGCTTCTGGGATCGGTGCATCGCAGTCTTCACATTTAAAAGCCGAAGGCATAACCGAGGACTTACGGGCATTAGCGATCTGTGCGTCCAGGATCAGCGCTTGACGCTCTTGTGCGATATCCATGAGGTCAGCCATCAGTGCAGCTCCTGCGCTTTGTGTTCGATGGCTTCAGCCTCTTGGCGCAGTAACTCCACTGCCTCGATAGCGTTCAAGCCGTTTTGTGCAATATGCGACGCCAGACGAACCAGGCGAGCGGCGGCCACTTCCGCCTGATTTTTACGTTCATCAAGGCGAGCGGTATTGAGCAGCACGATCACCCTGTCGTGATCCGACTCATTGCCTTTATCAATACCGATAATGTGTTTATTCATGGGGTCAATTCCTCAATTCAAGCAAAGCGATGCCCGGCGGGTTTACGCCAGAATGTCACCAGGGGGGTTAATTACTGTTTAATTCGCAATCATCATCACTGATGAAACGCGGTAAGGTTTTTGATAAATCAATCAGGTCATTCAGCGCCCAGATGATTTTCTGGCGCTCGGTGTAGCTCATTTCGGCAAACGTCATGAGTACATGGCGGGCTTTCAGCTCGGCATGGAAGCAGATTGTCTTGCGGATATGCGGTGGCGATTTATCAAAAGCCTCTTGTGCCACGTTTTTCCTGTAGGCAAACAGTTCCCGCTTAATCTGGGAAATGCGCTTAATGCCGATAGCTTTTTGTGTGTCTGTTGCCAGTAACATATCAACCCCAATTAACGGCAGAACAAACGGCGCAGCAGTGGCGCTGGTTTAACAGTGGACAGACCGCGCAGTAATGCAGCCTGATCGTGATATGGCCGCCAGCATTTACCGCCCGGCAATTCAATGAAACCATGCTCAAAATGGCGTGATGGGCTTTGGCGTTTTAGCAATGGAGCAATCGAGATAGGCATAGCTATAACCTCAACTTAAACCGGCAACGGCACCCAGGCCACTAATCACATCAACGGTAGAGGCTAGTGCTGGGGTTGATTGGATGCGGTTTTGAACGGTCAGACCGATTAGTGACAAATGGCGGATCGCGGTGTTGACGCTTTCCAGCAAGGCAGACTTGCGGACAGGCGTTTTATGGTCGCCTTGTACCGCAGCGGCAGCGATAGAGCCCATCGCGGCGGTGGCATGAAGGGCATAGGCTGGGATGTTGCCAGCACTCGCCTCATTGACTGGCACTGAAGGCATACAGTTAATCTGTGCCAGCATGGCATCAAGCAGGCTGGAGTCTTCTGTAGCATCGGTAATCGCCAGCAACTCGGCGCAAGTGAGTTGATGCGGTTGTCCTGGGCTCAACTTGTTGCGCAGCGTTTGTGCATTCATACCAACCTGTTGCGCTAACTGCGTTACGTTATGGCGCGCCGGGAACTGGCGACAGGCTTCTTCGAAGTGCGGATGTTTAGAAACGGCATAATCAAACATGGTTAGCTCTACTCTAATCGGTAAGATAGATTAAGCCTGAAGAGCGACGTTACATTCACTCAAGGCTCGAACTGTCAGGGCTGCCATATTCACTTCGATCAATCCGTTCTTTTGCTTGCCCTTTGGTTTGATAGGAAGCTTTCCATACTCGATCAGGTTCTTAGCCGTTTCTTTATTGGTACCTGTACGGCGGCAATACTCATCAAGCGGGATGTAGGGTTCGGGGATGATAATTGTAATGTTAGGTCTCATAAGGCAAACTCCGTCTGTTAAACCGTGTACGGCAATACATGGCAATAAAGGTCAATACTCACCAAAAGCTACGCAGCGAACTTTAAGTTCACTTAAAGCTAAAATCAAGGAAAAGTTCACTCCATGATGCAGATAGACTTCACTAAAGGTGGTTCCGCAGTGCTAGATAGAGTCCTAGAAGCCTACGGATTCAAAATGAAAGTACAGCTAGCTGATCACCTAGGCATAGCTTCAAGTAGCATGGCAATGCGTTATAAGCGGGATATTTTTCCGGCAGATATTGTTGTTCGCTGCATGTTAGAAACAGGGGCAACACTAGAATGGATCGCAACTGGCAAAGGCAAAAAATTTGAAAGTGGTGACACAAGCGCACTGAACATAACTAGACAAAAGCTAGTTAGCGGTCAGTTGCATGACTTTGGTTCCATTCTGTTCGATGCAGGAATGTTTCTGGACTCCAACAGCCTACCCACTCTGCCAGTATGCATAGTCGATGACAGAATTCAGTACATCGTTGAAAAGCATTTCAGTGAAGTAAATGATGGCTTATGGTTAGTCGAAATTGAGGGAAAAATAGGCATACGCACACTCACACGTATACCTGTTAAGAAGGTGCGCATTAGCGGTATTGGGGCTGCTTTTGATTGTGCCCTAGAGGATATAACTGTACTTGGTCGCGTAGTCTTGACGGTGGAATAAGTAATGCCAGTAAGAAAGCTGCCTGATGGGCGCTGGATAGCAGACTTTTACACCGTTGACCGTAGCAGCGGTAAAGAAGGCAAGCGGGTTCGCAAAAGGTTTGCCACAAAAGGCGAAGCGATTGCATTCGAGAATTATACGCTTGATCAAATTGAGTCAGCCCCCTGGTTGGGTGAAGGTAAAGAAAAACGCCGACTGACAGAATTGGTTGAACTATGGTTTAGCCGCCATGGCATCACCTTGAATGATGGTGAGAAACGTAAAAGCGCGATGCTATGGGCTGCGGAGTGTATGGGATTCCCTCTTGCTACAGAATTCACGGCTCAACTCTTTACGGCCTATCGAGCTAAACGCCTTGCAGGTCATTTTGCCAGGACGAAACGAGTAACAAAGGTTTCTCCCCGCACTATGAACCTTGAACTAGCTTATTTTCTTGCGGTGTTTAACGAGCTCAGAAGATTGGGTGAATGGGTACAGCCAAATCCGCTTGAAAATGTGCGTCAGTTTCGCATTGATGAAAGCGAAATGGCCTACCTTACCGATGAGCAGATTGACTCACTTTTGCGTGAATGCCGAAACAGTTCCGCCAAGGATCTGGAAATGGTCGCTAAACTCTGTTTGTCGACGGGGGCCAGATGGAGTGAAGCAGAAAGTTTGAAGAGAACCCAGGTGTCAGGGAACAAAATCACGTTTGTTAAAACCAAAGGGAAGAAAAACCGTACGATACCGATTGACCCTTTGCTTGCGGCCGAGCTACCTAAACGGAATGGTGCCCTATTTTCACCATGCTACTACGCCTTTCGTTCAGCGATTGAGCGGGCCGATATTGTGTTACCTGATGGACAGATGACCCACGTTTTACGGCACACGTTTGCGAGTCACTTCATGATGAATGGCGGAAACATTCTGGTTTTACAAAGAATACTCGGTCATACCGACATTAAAATGACCATGCGATACGCCCATTTTGCACCCGATCATTTTGAAGATGCCATTAGGCTTAACCCACTGACAAAATGTCGCAAAAGTGTCGCATGAAGTTAGGAGTATTGCCTTGTATTGCCCTCTATTGCCCACGCAACCTATTGTTATTTAACTAAGTCATTGTTTTTCGGTTGGCCTGAATGGTTCTCATAATCGCTTGGTCACTGGTTCAAGTCCAGTAGGGGCCACCAAATTTATCAAGGGGTTACGTTAACAGCGTAGCCCCTTTGGCTTTTCTAGGATATTTATAGGATATTGTGAAAAGGTATCTCTAAGTAATCTACTACCGAACCTATCAGCTAAAATTCAGTTTTAACCACAAAAATACCCAAACTCACACGTTACACATCCCTCTCGCCCCTCCGAACAGGGCCGCCCTCAAATGTTCGTTGAACAGACTCCCGTAGAACCAACAAGTTAGGTGGTAAACATTTCCCCCAAAACGAGTTACAATTCTCATACGATCATCATTTAGGTATATGGAAATGGTAGAAGAATATGAGAAGTGCGCTTTTTGCTATAAAGCTAAAAAACTATCTTTCTCTCATATTATCCCTAACAGTTTTATAAAAAAGGTTCGTAGAAAATCTCCACAACTTATCGCCGTACGTACCGATGACAAAATACTAAAATATGAAAATATGAAAATGTTAGTCTTAGAGAGAAATTACTTTGCCACGACTGTGAGCAACTCTTTAGTTCATCATTTGAATCCTATGGCCTTAGCCTATTAAGAAGAAGCAATAATATAGTTAAAGGACATAAGAACATCATAGTCTATAACTATGACCACAGTCGCTTTTATTTATATTGTCTGAGTATATTTTGGAGAATGTCACAGTCTAGACCAGATGAATTTAGAAACGTTGATCTTCCCGTTGAGATCTCAGATATAATAAGGCATTACCTATTAAATAATACATTATTAGTTAATGAAAAACTAAAGATAAATTAAGTATTAAAAATAGATATTACAGTGGTTTACGACCCCTTCAGTGAAAATAGAATATATTTAATTAGTAACATTTTATGTCCTTTTTATGTAAGGCACAACGACAAAGAGTTTAAAGTCAGTTTCTTTGCTGAAGGACTTTTTTACACATTTCGTGTAAATCTTGACCCCGCAAAATTCGAAAAACACAAAAACGAGGGACTTTCCCAAGGAAGTACATTAAGAATAAAAAGAGTTGACTATCGCTTGATCGAGGACTTACACAGCTCTATAAATTTCATATTTAACAAGGCCAGCCAATACCCTATTATATAAATAGCATGTAATGTTATTTATAATCCCCCGTTACAAATGAATGTATTTAGAGTGGCAATACATTAATAATATATTGCCACTTTTAGTCACATCTGATCTTCGGCGGCTTTGTTGAATAAATCGAACTTCTGACTGCAATCAGGATCAGATCATCGCACTCCTGATCCCATAGCGGTATCCCGTGGCAAAGCAAAAATTCAAGATCACTAACTGGACGGCCTACAACAAGGCTCTCGTCAATCGGGGTTCACTGACATTCTGGCTTGATGAGTCAGTCATCCATGCCTGGTACGACGAGCCAAAAACGACTTCACGAGGGCGTCCACAACGTTATTCTGCGTTAGCTATTTCCACCGTACTGATGCTCAAACGCGTCTTTCGCCTCACGCTACGTGCCGCTCAGGGCTTCATTGATTCCATTTTTACGTTAATGAAGCTCCCGCTTCGTTGTCCGGATTATTCCTGCATCAGCAGACGGGCCAAGTCGGTCTGCATTCCTTTTAAAAACCCCACGCACGGCGAGATTGCCCATCTCGTTATTGATTCCACCGGCTTAAAAGTTTTCAGCGAAGGCGAGTGGAAGGTTAAAAAGCACGGTAAGGAAAAGCGCCGCGTCTGGCGAAAACTGCACCTCGCCGTGGACGCCGATACCCACGAGGTTATCTGTGCTGACCTGTCACTGAACAACGTGACTGATGCGGAGGCATTCCCGGGTCTTATCCGGCAGACCCACCGGAAAATCAAGGTGGCTTCAGCAGACGGTGCTTATGACACAAAGCGGTGCCATGACGAGCTAAGACGTAAGAAAATAAAGGCACTGATCCCACCGCGAGCCCGCGCAGGTTACTGGCCAACGGAGTACGCGGACAGAAATCAGGCGGTAGCGAGGCAGCGGCTTACGGGGAGTCATGCCTACTGGAAATGGAATACAGCTTAAAACCGGCGGTCGGTGGCGGAAACGGCGATGTATCGTGTAAAACAACTGTTCGGCGGGCATCTTACGCTGCGTGACTATGATGCACAGGTCGGAGAGGCTATGGTCATGATCCGTGCCTTAAACAAAATGACGCGTGCAGCATGCCAAAAAGTGTACGGATTGCCTGAGAAAACGACTGATAGGGGGTAG